GAACATATTGATATGGCGATAGATACATCGCTACGTCATTTCTTCAAGTATAGTCCTTATGGCTCATTTGAGAACCATTATCTTTATACAATCACAGATCAAGATGTCACCAACGGCTATATTCCGATGCCTCGTAATATCGACGCTGTGGTGGAAGTTATTCAAGCTGGTAATACGCTGAGCGATCTATCGTTTGCTACCGCTGAATATCAAATGACGCGCGAAACGTTTATGGCCGGCATGCGATTCAACAACGTATCTCTAGTGGATTTCGTTACGTTGAGACAGCGCCTAGAGAATACCATGAACATCATTCAAGCTCCATTTGGGTTTGAATTCGTTAGATATCAACGTAGATTGATTCCTACATTCACTCTGGTGTCTGGCGGAACTATCGCGTTGAGAGTGTATGAGAACGTTGATCCTGAAGCGGCTGACGTGGGTGTTGATCCATCTTTGGTATTGCCTGCTGCCGATCTTTGGGACGATGAGCTTTTGCTATCCTTGTCTACGGCTCAGTGTAAGATGATCTGGGGTAATATCCTGAAGAAGTTCGGTCAGGTTGTTCTACCAGGCGGGGTTACGCTTGACGGGCAGAAGATGTATGAGGAAGGCAAGTCAGAGTTTGACGGAGCTACGAGAGAAATGCTTAACTCAAGTCCTATGGACTTCTTCATGGGGTAATGTATGAGCTATCGTTCAATCTATTCAGGTCAACAAATTGACCTGATTCTAGCTTCGATTAAGAATAAGTTGGATAACTCTGGAACCTATACTGTGTTGGGGCTACCCGCTTCGGCCACAGAAGGTACATTTGCCTTTGCTAGCAACGGGCGTAAATCTGGAGAAACCGCAGGAAATGGTACTGGCGTGCCAGTCTACTTCAGCAATGGGGCTTGGCGGGTATTCTCAACTGATGCCGCAGTGATGGCCTAAATAAGTAATATATATTTGGAGGTTCAGCATGGCTATGAATTTGATGGGGCAATATAAAAGGCCCAATGAGCAAGATTTGGTTGCTGATTTGATTGAAGAAGCAATCGAACAACGCGGGGTTCAAGTCCGTTATATTCTACGCGACATGCTGAACCCAGACGAATTATTTGGTGAGGCGCCCATGTCCAAGTTTGATAAGGGATTTGAGCTGCCTATGTTTATCGAATCGGTGGAGCACTTCAACGGAAACGGTGATGTGTTTGATGAGTTCGGTATTAACAAAATTGACTCTTCCATCTTCCAGGTCGGAGCTAGAAAGTTCAGAGTGGAAGTAACTTCAGATACTCCTGAAGTTGAAAGACCCAGAGAAGGTGACTTGATCTATCTCCCTTTCTCTGATTCCTTATGGGAAATCAATAAGGTTAAGATGGACATTAAGTATTACCAACTAGGTCGCAATTACACTTACCGTTTGGTATGTAAGCTGTTCGAATACAGCCACGAAGAAGTAAACAACCCAGAAAGCGATTTCACAGAATATTCTACCATCACTGAACTCGATGATGTTGGATTGAAACGCCTATTGGAAGTTGGTCCTGGGCAAGAGATTGATGAGAATGGTCACATTCAACAGGCTCTTGAACCTTATCGTACAACACCCGCTGACGACGCATTTGGATTCTAATTATGAGCGATACAAGTATTTTTGGTCTTGACCAGTATTTCTACCACGCATCCACTCGTCGCTACGTTGCTTTGTTCGGCACCTTATTCTCTGATTTGTATATCAAGAGAACGTCTACTGATGGTAGCAAGGAAGATACCATCAAGGTGCCTATTCAATATGCAACCGGTAATATGTATCTTAAGGCGGCGCAAGATGTTGCTCTGAGAGAGAACAAGCAGCTCAGTCGTATTCTGCCTTCAATGGCATACTCTCTACAGAATATATACAAAGATGTTAGCCGCAAAACTAACCCGATGAATAGGTTGAAGGGACCAGCGGTCAGCGCCACTAATCAGAAGCAGTTTCAATACAACCGTGTTCCGTATAACTACATGTTCGAGTTGGTCATCAGAACTAAGAATACTGATGATATGCTACAATTGGTAGAACAGATTGTGCCCGCATTCGATGGCAACCTTTCTGTGACTATTCAAGATACCACTGGAGTTGATGTGGAGCAGGACATCATAATAGTGTTGGACGAAATTGCCATGTCTGATGATTATGATGAAGAAATGCAATCTAGATTGATTGAGTATAAGATCACGTTTGAACTAAAGGGCTATCTGTATAAGAGAACTCAGACAGGATTGGTGATCAAGGAAGTTGACATTCAGTTTGCCGACATTGATGACGCATCATTCATCTACGATGAGCAACCGTATGCTGACAAGTATCCTATTCAAGCTGAGCAAGATAATCTCAATAAGATGAGCACAGTGTTGGAAGGTCTCGGAGTTCAATAAAAAGGAAAATAAAAATGACTACAATGTCCGAAAGGTTAAAAGATACCTTGGGTATGCTGGAATCTCGCGGCGTTGAGATCAAGCGTGCTAATAGTACTGAGTTTGATATTGATGAAGATGGAGTGATCGGCGGACACCCAGGCAGCGGCGGCGGTGCCCTGATCCCCTTCAAACCAAAAGAAGTGGTTACTTCGGTCCCAGAAACAGAGAATTCTGATATTCGGGACGACTATATCACTTCAAGAAATATTACCCATACCCTGATTGATATGGCTGGTAGTGCTCTTGAGGGCGCTCTCAGCGTAGCTATTGAAACTCAACACCCAAAGGCTTACACGGTGTTTAACGAACTAGCTACCACAATGAGAGGTTTGTCTAAGGATTTGCTTGAGATGCAGAAAATCTACAAGGAAATCTCTGCTGAGAAAGCGGCTAAAGCGGCTGCTGAGAAGGCGGCTAATGTCACTCAGAACAACGTGACCAACATCACCACTAACGCTTCTCTATCTGAAGTGTTGAAGATGTTGAAAGAAGGCGGTGGTGATCCGACCCCGATTCAAGCGGTTGATGAGGTGATAGATGTTTGAGAAGAAAGCGATTCAGTATGCTCCGTTTAAGGATGGTGCGGGTCATCCTTTTCCGGTTGAAGACATTATGTTGCCGTATAAAGACACCTACAACGGTAATATCCTGATCAAAAAGGCATTTGTCAAATCTGAGCTTTCAATGAATCACATCATTGAAGCGGCAAGGTGTGAGAAAGACCCGATTTACTTCATCGAGAACTATTGTCGTATTGTTTCTCTGGATGACGGTATCATTCCTTTCAAGCTGTTTGATTATCAGAAGAAGATGATCAAAATGTATGCTGAGAATCGATTCAGCTTGACGCTTACTGCCCGTCAGATGGGTAAGACAGCAGCGATGGCTGCGTTCATTCTTTGGTTTGCCATCTTCCACCCAACTAAGACCATTGCCGTTCTGGCTAATAAGGGTGAACAGGCTCAGGAAATTATGGACCGTATTCGTATGGCCTTTGAGTACTTGCCTTTCTTCTTACAGCACGGCGTTAAGGTATACAACAAGCGTCGTATCGAGTTCGACAATGGCTCGATCATTTTCTCAGCAGCAACTTCTGCTTCTGGTATTCGTGGACGTTCTGTTGACCTTTGTTATATTGACGAAGCAGCGTTCATCGAAAACGACTTGACATTCTACGAATCAACTTACCCGGTTATTACGTCTGGTAAGGAGTCGCGCGTTATTATGACGACAACGCCTCGTGGTGCTCGTGGTATGTTTTATATGCTTTGGCGGGATTCTCTCGCAAATAGAAACTACTACACCAGACTTGAAGTTATCTGGGATGCTCACCCGAAACGCGATGAACGTTGGAAAGAAGAAACCATCGCCAACATTGGATATTCTCGATTCGCCCAGGAGTTCTCTTGTAAGTTCCAAGGGTCTTCAGGCACTCTTATCCCAACCGAAGTGTTGGAAAGAATGCAGTGGATCAACCCTATTCAAGAAGATGAGTATTTCAAAGTCTACTTGGAATACCAACACAAGCACGTTGAGATTCCTGATCCTGAGGATGAAACTGGCCAAAGGAAAATTAAGGTTGCAATGCCTGTTGATCCAACTAAGGACAAGCCAAGAAAGTATCTTGCTATCTCGGACCCGGCTGGGGGATTAGGACAAGACTATTCAGTATGTACCGTATTGGACGTTACTGAATATCCTTACAAAATCGCGGCTAAATATAGGAATAACAATATCAGCCCATTGCTGTTCCCGCATACAATTCTAAATATATGTATGACGTATGGCAATTGTCCTGTCCTCGTTGAAGCGAATAATGACGTAGGCGGTCAGGTTACATATATCTTGTATTATGAACTTGAATACGAGAATATGATTCTAACGTCTAACTCAGAACGCGCCATCGGCGGATTGAGAGAAGGCGGTAAAGGCAACGCTGCGCTACCTGGCGTGAAGACAACCAAAAAGGTTAAATCCATTGGATGTTCAAACCTCAAGACATTGCTTGAAAATGAGTATCTGGTTATTGAGGATCAGGAAACTATTGAAGAACTAGGCACATTCATCGCCAAGGGCGCAAGCTACGAAGCCGATGAAGAATGTCACGACGACACCGTAATGCCATTGGTGTTGTTTTCTTGGTTCATCAAGACCGAGCTTTTCAACGAATATTGTGGTAGTGATATCGGCGCTGATCTCTATAGGAGAAACGTCAATATTGCTATGGAAAGTATTCTACCATTCGGCTACATTGAAATTGCAAATAATGAAGTCGTTGAGTATGCTGCAAATATTGGCGGTCACGCCATGAACGTAACTGAAAATAATATGATGTCGTTTGAACAATGGATGGCCCTGTAGGATACATCTAAATATTACTAGGTTGAACTTTAACAAGATAAAGGAAGATTTATGCTATTTTTATCGCCTGCTGTCCTTACTTCTGAGGACGATCAAACCCTATACACCACGCAGGTAGCCAATAAAGTTGGCGCTATTGCTGGTGCCTTCCAATGGGGTCCAGTAGATGCCCCTACACAAATCACAAACGGCGAAAAGGAATTTGTTGCCAAATTCGGCATTCCTGACAACGTAACGTATCCGTATGTAATGCCTTTGCTAGACTTCTTCTCATACAGCAAGGCTGCATGGGTTGTTCGTCAAGTGGGTGCTGCTGCGCGTAACGCATTCCCTACAGGTCAAACGGCTGAACTCGTGAAGAACGATGACGCATTTGACGCGGGCAATTTCACAGGTTCTGACTTTATCGCCAAGTATCCTGGAGTTGCTGGTAACGGTCTTGCTGTCGTAATTATCGACCAAGCCCACTTCGATGGTCATGAACTAGCTAACCAATTCACGTATGTTCCCATCGCTTCTGCCGGTGAATATGCTATCGCTGTGGTTGATACCACGGGATATTGGACTGGTACGGCTCAAAAGAAACAAAAAGAAAGCCTATATGTAACTGGCTCTGCTACGGCAAGCGCGACGATCACTGTATTTGGTGTTCCTGTTACAGTTGCTGCTAATGATACGGCTTCCGCAGTTGCTGCTAAGATTGCTGGTACTGCTGGCATCGTTGCACTATTCGATTCTGTAGTTGCTAACGGCAGCATCGTTACCTACGTTGAGAAAACTGCTGGCTACTCTACGGTGACTCCTGCTCCTGCGGCTCAAAATGGCGTGGCTTTCGCTACTACGATTGTTGATCCAGGTTCTCTAGGTGGCGTTCTAGAGAAGTATGAATTGATGACGTCTAATCCTGCTGCTCGCTTTGCCGACGGCACAACTCAGTACTATGTGGACGCTATCAACAAGGGTTATAAGTACATCCGAGTTGGCGACAAGTCAATTGCTCTTTCTAACCGCACAGTGGTTCTAGCTGGTGGTGTGGATGACCAAGTGGTTAACGTCACAGAAGGTTTCCAGCTATTCGCCAACCGTGAAGCATATGATATTCAGTTCCTAATCGCTCCTGCTGTTAGCGAAGCTGAACAAAAGGCGATCATCGACGTTGCTGAAACTCGTATGGATTGTATGCCTTTCGTGGCTCCGATGTTGGCTGACGTTGTGAATAACCGTGGTAATGAAGTAGCTTCTGTTCTAGATTGGCGTCAAAACCGTCTAAACAAGGACTCTAATTACTCATTCGCAGTCGACAACTGGGGTTACATGTACGACAAGTACAACGATGTGTACCGTTGGATTCCGGCTACTGGTGGTACGGCTGGTATCTTCGCGCGCACGTTCGTTAACAACGATCCTTGGATTAGCCCGGCTGGTCTAACGCGCGGTAAGTATTTGAACTACACTAAGATGGCTTGGTCTGCATCTGAAGATGACCGTAACGCTTTGTACCCATTCGGTATCAACAGCATTGTTACGTTCCCGTCTGATGGTATTGTCCTTTACGGCGATAAGACGTTGACTCAACGTCCTTCTGCTTTCAGCCGCGTGAACGTCCGTTGGGCATTCATCGTTGCTAAGCAGAGTGTTGCTGCTATGGCACGTTACTACTTGTTCGAACTAAACGATGCTAGCACTCGTGCTCAATTCGTGAATGCGGCTACTCCGTTCTTGCGTAACATGAAGAACCGTCGCGCGTTTGAAGATTTCCGTGTGATTTGTAACGCCGACAATAACGATGCCGATACGCGCTTGCAAAACAAGTTTGTTGTTCAGTTGCTATTGAAGCCTACTTACTCTATCAACTGGGTGATCTTGAACTTGTCTGCTATCCGTCCGGACGTGGCATTTACAGAAAACTCTTAATATTGAAGGGGAGTAAATCTCCCCTTCCTTTGAAAAGGAAATAAAATGCAGATTTCTCAAATTCGCCAAGCCGTTCGTTCTGGTCTAGTCCGTACTAACCGCTGGCGTGTCACGGTGAACCTACCTGGTTATGCCGGTAGTCAAGCGGATGCTTCACAAGCCTCTCTACT